CGGCACAGAAAGTATATGATTAAAAGACATTTCATCAACCGTATTCCCTGAAACCACTCCCACCTTTAACTCGTTGGTTTGAAATGGTGTCAACTTGAAAGCGGAAGAAGGCACGTCAATGTGCGCTTCGCCTCCGTATCCCGATATAAGCTTACGCTTGACTATGGTCTGATCAACAGGCTTGGAAAATCCAAAAGATGATGCGTATCCGGCAAGCAATCTGGTAAACCAAGCTACATTTGTCGACAAGGGCGCCAGCCCTGGTACTGATGTCAAATTGGATGCAATTGAGGACACAGCAGACAAGCCCCTAGAGACCAACATGTTTTCGCGAAGCTCTGCTAAAGCGGACCCCGCTTGAAGAACAACACTCTGCGTCTCATAGGGATAGGTCCCTATTAACTCAACATCCTCAAACCAACAATACATAGTATATCGCGGTGCAATCTGAGTTCCACTAATCCTAAACTCAGTTAATCGGTTTAAAGATATAGTGCCATAGTACTGAGTGTAGCCAACATCAGCAGGAACCGTAAAATACTCATACGCGCTGACATAAGGCACACGAAGTTCTGCTGAAGTATGTTCAGCAAGGTCTAACTTAACGTGGGGCAAATTGGTACTCAGATAGAAGAAATTGCCACGGTTACCTGCGCCAGCTCCACCTTGAGTACCATACTGAAAAGCCAAAGATGCCACACCCTGGTGAAAAGGCGTTGCCGTAACTACGACCTTAAACACAAGCGTAGCTCGAAAGCCTCTGGCACCAACCATACGATCGTACGCTTGTTGGCCAAAGAGCCCTATCATATCCGTCCGATCCCTGAGATCACGCAACTCCTGGGTTCCAGGCGCAGATGTAAAATTACCCGAAGCCCACACTTGGGGCCTTGACAAATAAGACTTTATATCGTCCACGCCATCGGCGGTACATATAGTGCTCGTATTGTTGCCTACAAGTTTGCCGCAAATGGTTGCCTCATCAAGCATATACGTGACACCTGTGGTTGTCTCAACAGTAGGTGCCACTGAAATGCCATTAATATCTTCACATGGAAGATCCTCGTTTATAGTGCCTTGCACTTGCAATGGATCTCTAGTTGTAAGCATAATTCACAATGCGCTCTGCTCAAAAGACGCATCAAGGAATCGCTCCTCTCTCTTATAGACTGAGTAGTTGTCTGTACCACTATGTGGCATGCCATGGCCGGCTCTTCAAATATGTGCACATGGGCAATTTAAAACCACACGTCAAAACGAGTCTTGACGTATGCGCGCGCAGCTGCCCGGGTTTCGAACTTAAGCTCGACCCCAGCGCTGTCACACCACGCCTTAAGTATGGGGTGGTGTTCATCCCACACTGACTTTGGATGGAGGGCTAATTCGCACTGCAAAATTTCACAGTTCGTCTGCACATCCATCAAAGAGTTCTTTTTATTCCTGTAAAAGTACGGAGTAAAAAGAAAACTCCTCTTGTCAAGTGGGGCGACCCAACCAACGTTGGGCGCACCCCCTATGACAGATCCCTCAACATCATCATCGGCAAGGAAACTTCTTTTCAAAAATGTAACCTTGTCTATGGTGGTGTAAGGCACCAATTTGCCATCCTTCACTCCTGCTGTGTACACAAGCCCAAACATGGATTCCATTGTCGCAGCAACAGTGACTTGGTTGAATTTATCGCACATCACATCATCCACTCCACTGATGTTGTCATCACCAAAAGTATTGATGAAAACGTGTTCCCACATATCCGTGGCGTCACCAGTCAAATGGATGTAACATGCTGTCAATGTCAGCAAAGAGTACATACTATTCACAACCGTAGTCAAAGGGTGGCCGCTAGGAAGTGACTTGTTCCATTGCACAAACTGATCCGCCATGCTTCCAGCACCAGTAATGTGCACAGAATGTATAAGGTCGGCCCACAGGCCCTCCCTTATAACGTCGTCAACAGCCTGGTGCTCCGGCGATCTAGCGTACCACTTGTTTATGACACGCAAGATTACATCATGCACCCACGGCTGCTCACTCGCATCGTAGCGTGTAAAATCCCCATCGAACACTTTGCCACCCTTGGCAACCAACCGATCGGCCAGCATGCCCCATTGTGTGTAATGATTTACACCCGGGGCCATACCGTTGACTATGGGTGTAGCAAGCATCGCAGCACAGAAAGCACCAAAATACTGGCGCACAGCCACGGTGTAATCCAACTCCGTGCCAGATATCATGCGCGTCTTAACGTTTTCAACCTTCTCTAAAGACCTTAACTCGTCCTTGAGAAAGTCGGTACATACATGCAATGTGCGCTCGCCATACTTAAGCTTTTCGGTGATGTTTTCAACATCACGTCGTAGCTCCTTAATGGCATCCGTTGTGAAATCCACATCCCCGGAATGCCCAAGAAAGTATGTCTTCGCAGGTTTCTCCTTAGTGACATACTTCTTGTACTTGTAACCAGCACTCGACATCCTGTTTATGGATTTGAGTTTCATGGTCACGGGGGGCATGATGGCCTCCTCAAATGAAAGCACACCCGCATACATGCCCTTGGTCTCAGCAAACAAAGGCTTAAAGGCAACCTCGGCAGCTATCTCAAGCATTTCAGGATCACCCACTAAGG